CGCGATCCCTGCTGTTTCTCGGGCGGACCCCGCTCAGCTCGTGGTACTCGACTGGCTCGGGGTTTGGGAGACGGGGTCTTTTAAGACCTCGTGGGCCAACTCTGCGGCGCGCAAGGTCCTGTCCATTGTGGCGGGTGGTTTGGACGTCGAGAAGGCGTCCTGGTCCCTGGAGGTTTACGCCCGGAAGAAAGGACTGTTGAATTACGGTCCGGGAGAGATCCCTATTCTGGACGCTACCAACGGGGACGACTGTGCGGAGGAGTGGGCGGAGGGGGTGCCCTTTGACGCCTATAAGCGTCCGGGGCACAAGGTGGAGGTTCCAAACCTGCCACCTGGAGTTCTTTTTGAATTCTGCTCCGTCTTCTTCACCGCTGATGTCGCTACCTGCTACCCCACTTCGTGGCCACGCCAAGTCTACCGCCTTGTGAGCCACAAGCCAGACCTCGGGCTCCTATCTCAATGGGAGTACGAGTGCCGGCACCTGGAGGCGGATCTGTACCAACGGATTCGCTTGAAGGTGCTGGAAGAGTGGGGGATTTTGGACCCGGTGCTGGCCGGGCCAAGTGATCCGTAGATAAAACGGATCCACTTGTTTTCTTTTTCCAGGAGGTGCGAGCAGCGTTTCAACGCTTTTTGTACTCTTTTCGTTGCGTTTTGTGCGTCGTAGATCAAGAGATTGAAGATGGCATCCAAGAAGAAGAACAACAAGAAAATCAACAAGAGGAGTGGTGGGAGGAAGAAGGGGTCCGTCAAGGGCCATGGCGACTACGACGTGCGTGGCGTCGGGATGAAGAACGCGGTGCTGGACATGGAGAAGCGAGTCAACAAGCTGGAAGGCAAGGTTGGTTCGGTCTCGGGTCAGGCTGATGCGATCGAGTCCCTCATGACCTCTGGTGGCGCTGCCATCGGAGGCATGTTCGGCGCCCCGCACGTCGGTGCCGCTTTGGGAAAGGGGGCCCACAAGCTCCTTGCCTCCCTTCGCGGGTCGGGTGACTACGAGGTCAACTCGTTGGTCAACCCGGGTTCGGAGCGGGCGGTCAACCCCTCGGTGGTCTCTTTTGGGACTTCCAATGGGGCGGTTCGCGTTCAAAAGCGCGAGTTCGTCGGTTACGTTACGACGTCGTCGACGGCCGGTGCGTTTAGCACTACGACTTTCCGCATCAACCCTGGTAGCCCGGCCCTCTTCCCGTACCAGTCTGGCACTTTTGCTCTGGGGTTCAAGCGCTGGCGGCCTTTGGGCCTGGTCATCGAGATGCAGTCCATCGCCACTGAGTACTCTACGGCGCAGCCGTTGGGTCTCATCGGCGCGGCTATCAACTACGACAACCAGGCCCCGGCCTTCACCAACACGGTACAAGCGCAGATGAGCTCTGGAGCTGTGGTGGCAAAGATCTCGGAGAACGTCCTCTTTGGTGTGGAGTGTGCCGTGAAGGATCGCGGAGTCGATTGGCTCTACGTCCGGAATGGCCCTGTGCCCACCACTGCTGACATCAACCTCTACGATCTGGGTTACCTCCAGGTCTTCACGCAGGGGTGCTCAGCCACTTCCGCTCAGGTTGCAGAACTTTGGGCGGTTTGTGACTTTGAGTACGAGTGCCCGTTGATGCTGGGTGGTCTGTCCGGTGGAGCTGCCATGTCGTGGCTCGGGTGTACGGTGCCGGGCGGCGCGGCCACGCCTGCGGACCCTATGGGTTCGCTCGCGTTGGACCAAGCTGGCTCGTTTACTGTTACCAACACTATCAACAAGATCACTTTGCCTAACTGGCTTAGTGGACAGTTTCTGTTCACGGCCATTTGGCAAACCGGCACGGCGGGCACCTTCAGCACGCCAAACTACACGTTGACCAACTGCACGCGCCTCAACAGGATGTTTGCGGATGGCAACGATCTCGGGGTTTATAACCCCGGGACGGGTACCACCTCGTTCGGTGCCGCCTACCAGTTCATCATTGATGTCCCGCTGGCGTCTTCTTTGAGCGACGTCACGAAAGCGGCGTCAATCTCTTTCGACAACACGGGAGCTTGGCCGAGCAGTTCTGCTACGGCCATCTTTTCTTTGGTGCAGGTGGATTCGGCCCAAGGAACGACTGGTTTGGCGTCGCTGTCGACCAGTGTGAAGCCATGGACGTAATCGTCTGGGCTCCTCTTGGCGCGCGTTAACCGAGCGCGCAATGACAAATATTCGGTGCCAGCTCTAGGCGCAGCGGCGGTGAGTCGCTGCAACAGAGCCGGTTCAGCCCGGGTGTGAGCCTAATACACGGGCGGAGTTTTGAGGTGCTCTTAAACTACCTCGCAATCTCGTTTTCCCATTAAGTTGGGTTCGTGCGGTTAAACGGGAACCCGCGCAGTAGCACGACTGCGTGGGGATGTAAGCCATTCGGTGAGAAAGCTGGGGGAATGGTACTTCGAAAGTCGTACCTATCCCACGCATCTCTGCGTGTCCGACAATTTGTCGAAAGACTAACTCGGCCAAGCCCAAACCGTTTGTTACCGGTTGAGACCCGGCATCAGCCCAC